ATTATGTAGAGTCAATGCAAAAAGCGTCAATGAAAATGAATAGCGTTGAGGACGTAAATAAGGAAACTCGCTTTCTTGGAAAACTAACGCCAGGTACGGACGTTAATAAATGGGGATCTGATATCCTAAAAGAAGACGAACAGATGCGCGATTTCCGCATTAAAGCATGGGAAGACGAAAACAAAAAATACAGGGAAATCTCTCAGCATACGGCCGAGATGGTACAAGACGCATGGGCCGATATGTTTTTTGACGCCTTCACCGGAAAGCTCAAATCTCTTGAAGATTATTTTAACGCATTTTATCAGTCTGTTGCGCGGATGGCTTCACAGTATTTGTCGCAGCAAGCCGTGAGCGGTTTAATGGGGATGTTTGGTTCTGGTGGTGGAGGCTGGGATAAGTTTATGGCAGGTTTTGAGTCTAACACGCCTATTGCGGCGGGGGGTATCTCCCATAGCGGCGGTGTCATAGGATCGAGTGGCGGGCCTGTAAGGTCGATTCCTGCGAGTTATTTCAGCAACGCACCGCGCTATCATGCGGGTCTATTTCCTGATGAACAGGCAGCGATATTGCAGAAGGGGGAGACTGTAATACCAAAAGGCGGTTCAGTAGGTGGTGATACCTATAATATCTACCAGATAACGGCTACCGACACGCAGAGTTTCGTGGATGCTTGCCGCAGGTCAGGTGCCGTTCCAATGCTGGCGGCTGAGGCTATAAACCAAAATGGCGGGTTACGCAAAACCATCATGTCAAGGGCTAAATAAATGGCAGCGTTCCCAGAAACACCAGCGCCGACATTCCCGTATGTGATTGAACCTGAATACAGGACGATAGTATCCGAGTTCGATTCAGGTGAGGAACAGCGGCGGCAGAAATGGACCTACCCGCATTATAACGTTAAACTTAGCTACTATGGTCTTGCGTCTTCAGCCGTTGCAACATTGTGGGAGTTCTACATGGCACGCAAGGGGGCATATGAGGCGTTTCACTTCTTTGATCCTACGGACCCTACAAGCCACACATCGGTTTATGTTGGCACTGGTAACGGCACATCGACATCGTTTTCTCTACCAGGCAAGGAAACAACCGGCAGACACATTTATTTAAATGGAATCGAGACGACCATTGTATCGTTCACAACGGCAGGTGGGGTTGACGGTTCTGACTTGCTTAAATTCTCTAGCGCTGCACCTACGTCAACTCAGGTTATAACGGCATCGTTTGTTGGAAAACTGCGTGTTCGGTGTCGGTTCGCAGACGATAAGTTGAGCAAGACCAATTTTGAAAAGCAACTGTTCAGTGCCGGGATAGAATTGAAGGGGCTTGCGCCAGCATGAGGACCGTCAGCACAGCCATAGCCGCAGAGTTCAATGCCGAGGAAGCATCTGGATTCTTCTTGGTTAAAATTGGATTGGCATCGACATATCATTACACGGATTGCGATATTGATTTGACATACGGTGGCGACAAGTATCTCGCCCGTGGGTTTGAGGTTAATGGAATAGAACAGACTCCAGGGTTTGCCAATGATTCGGTCAGCGTACGGATGGACAACGTAGACCGCACGTTTTCTCAGATTGTTTTATCAGAGGACGCCGCTAATGCTCCCGTGTCGCTTTACTTTTCATTACGCGGAGATAATGCGGTTGAGATAGGTACGTTTGAACTTTACAACGGGTTTATATCTGAGTGGACACTTTCAGAAAAACAGATGACGCTTAAATTGGCGAGCGAGTTCGCGTTCTGGTTCAAGAAAGCCCTCAGGCTTCCTACGCCTAACTGTCCGTGGAGTTTTAAGGGTACGGAATGCGGCTACGCTGGCGCTGAAACACTATGCGACAAATCGCCTACGAGGTGTTCCCTGTTAGGTAATTACGCAAAGTTTGGTGGCAGGAAGTTCATATCGGATGTTGAAGAACAAGAGATTTATTGGGGTCCACGCTGATGGGCGGTGTTTGGAAAAAACTTGCTAACGTAGTAGGCTCACTGCTAACACTTGCTGGCGGTATAGTATCTGCCGCCGGGTATCCTTATATCGGGATACCAATGATAGTGGCTGGCGGTGCGTTATGTGCTGTTACAGCCGACGCATGGGAAGCGGAAGCGAAGCGCGAGTCACCGGCTTTCGGTGGTCACCGGATGAACGTGCGGTCATCCAGGCAACCTGTAAAACTTATTTATGGTGAGGTTGAGGTAGGCGTAAACAAGACTTTTTACCATTTATCAAATCCATATCTTCATATAATTTGCGAAATAGGAGAGGGAACTTTATCGGGCATCAAGAGGGAAGACGGTTCTATTTACAGCACTACCGCAACCGCTTTGCCATCATCAAACCCGCCATTAGTATATATGGACGAGGAACTATGGACTACCTATGGCGGTAACGTCTACATGGAGTGGTTCGATGGTGCGTCTGATCAGGCTATATGTTCAACTCTGCAAACTGTTAGCGCTGGACTATGGGACCAGACACTTCCCTATACGTCATATCTTTACGTCCGTCTTAAATTTGATATGGACTATTTTAAACAGGAGCCTACCATAACAATAGTCATGCGCGGGCTTGAGGTTCTTGATCCGATAGCATCTACAACCGATTGGTCAGACAATCCTGTTTTGCACGCATACGATTTAATAACAAGGCCGTCACAGCGGGGAGGTTTAGGGGTTGTATCTACAAAGATGGATTTGACCTCCTTAGAAACTGCGCGTGATTATTGCACGGCTAAGGGCTGGAAGTGCAACTACCCAATAGGTGAGCAACGCCCGGTTGCTGATAACCTGGACCAGATTACCGGAACATATCGAGGAACTATAATCTACTCGGATGGTAAATTTAAGTTTAGATTCATGGACTATAACTATGAGTCTGTTCAGATGGCACTAACCGAGTCTGATATCATAGCCGGTTCGCTACAGGTTGCGATGCCGGATATATCTGAACGATACAATGCGATTCGTATCACCTACCTTGATGCGCTTAAAAACTATAAGGCCAACGACTTTGTTTTAAGTTCCGAGGCTGACGTAACGGCAGATGGAGATTACCGTGAGCTTGCCATGACTCTGTACGGGTTGAGCGACATAAACCTTGTGCAGAAAATGGCAAACTATTTTCTTGAGCGTAACCGTTTGCGTAAAATAATAACATTTGTGGCGGGTGAGCGAACAAAGCTACTTGAGCCAAACGATCTGATTACATTAACGCATTCGATGCCGGGATGGACAGCTAACCTGATGCGCGTTCAATCGGCTACTATAAATCCAGATGAAACAGTTACGTTGTCATGCGTCGATGAATCTCCAACGCTTTATGACGATATTTATAACATAGGAAACACCGATTATTTCAATACAAATCTATTAAATCCCAATACACCGCCTCCAGAGGTTACAGGCGTAACTATAACCGAAACGGTATACGAATTCAGGCTAAGGAGCCAATCTCGCATTGACGTAACATTTACCGCTCCCGCAGACTATCCTTGGCTTGAGCATGTCGAGGTATGGGTATCTCAGGACAACGCTACATGGACGCACCAATTCAACACCAAATCATCGTTCAGTATTGATCCGGTTGAGGAGGGAGTCACTTATTATATAAAACTAATAACCGTTAACATATTTGGTACACGAGACGATTTTGATTCTGCTCCTATATTTTCAAAACTAATTGACGGAAAATCTGATTCTATACCATCAAGTCTTTCAAGTCTTACTGCTATTATAACAGGAACAGCCCTAAACCTATATGCCGACAGACTGACTACTGAATCTGATATCGAGTTGTATGAGTTCAGAATGGGAGCGTCATGGAGCGGCGGTATTTTCTTATCTGCTGTTCGCGCTCCGAACTTATCTCTTAATGGCGTCAAGCCAGGAGCGCATACAATTTGGGCGAACACTCTTGGAACTAATGGACTATATGGTGACACTCCGCGATCTGTGTCGGTGGTTGTTCCTGATCCCCCGCGTGGGTGGACTGTAGCAAGCACATTTGAGGGTACTACCGCAGGGGCGTGTTTTGACTCTACAGTATACCTATACAACTCATCAAACTACATTAAGGTTAACCATAGTTCTGCTCTAACTGGATCGTGGGAATCAACGATATTCGATACATCAACAGCTAAAGAATATCTTGCTTATATAACCTCAGACTATACAGTCATCGGTACTGGCTCTTTATGGTCAGACATATTTCCGACAACGGCGACAAAGTGGAGCGATGTTTTCACTGTTAGCAAGACATGGGCCGATGCGTTTGCACCAGAACAGGCACCGCAGATACGTATGAAACTTAATTATGGAAACACTACGGCATTGGGATCAACTATTGAACGGTTGGAGATTCTATCTGGTTTAGTAACAGGTAGATATTTTAAATCGGTAATATCAATCATAGATCCTCAGCCGTCTATTTATGGAATTGTGCAACTTCCTACATTAAAATTGGCAACATAGAGAGGTTAGTATGTCACAGGTATTTACAGACGATTCGTTCGCAGCAGGGCATAGCGGATTGACAGATATGCAGAACATAGAAAACAATTTTTCGGCACTAAAGAGCAGTTTTTCTGGAGCAAGCGCGCCGTCCGATGCAGTTGCCGGTATGCCTTGGTTTCACACTACCAATAAAATTCTAAAGATTAGAAACAATGCTAACGATGCATGGATTGGTGTTTTATACGGCTCGACATCATTTAAGACTTGGGTATATGCCAACACTGCATCTGATGGATGGGTTGTCGATTCGACAGCTGCCACTGACAGGGTTTTATCGCTAAAGGGTGGTGCTCAGGCATACAACGCCAATGGCGGTACAAATGCTGGTACATGGACGTATGCAGGGTTGACGTTGGTCCATACACACCCTGTTTCAGGTAATACTGGTAATGCAAGTGCTGGTGGTGCGAATAGTTTGGGATTAGCTCCATCTGAAGCAGCTACAAACGAACACACACATGCGTTTAGCAGCACATCAGGAGCAGCATCAACAAGCGCAGTGGCTTCAGACGCTACTCATCGCCCTGCTGCGGCAATAGGGACGTTGCAGTACCCAAACGTATAGGCGTAAGATAATGTTTGTAAATGAATCTAAATTACGCGAGATAGTCAAGGAAGCGGTTATCGATGCTCTTACCGCAGAAATCACATGGGAAAAGCGTAAAGACGAGAAAACGGGGTTGCCTCTTGCCGTACCGGAAACAAAAACTGAAAAAGTTTTCTTGCCATCTTTCTGGGCGCAGAATATAAAATTTCAAGAAGGCGCTTTTCGTGGTGTTCAAACCGATCTTGGAAAGAAGCAGGGTGAGATTGCAGAAGCCACAAAGCACATAGAGGCATTGGGTAATTTCCTAATATCGGCACAGCCCATGTTTGTTAAGCTGGCACAATTCACGGACCTACTAACTGAAAACAAGCGCAAGGCATTGCCTGATGCAAGCGACGATTGATAGGGATTTAATCACGGTTTTAGGCCGAGGGCCAGTTACGATACCAGACGACTATCCACGCGATGTGGGGCTTGAGCGTTTGAGGTGGAACGGTTCTCAAATCATAGACCTTGCCACACTTAACGGATTTTGGGTCGAGCACAAAAACGGGATGTTCGTTTTGCATTGCATGTCGATGTTGAACACGACCTTTATAGAAATGAGTTATGCCCAACGCAAACTTTTATATTACGACGGCTCGATAAAAATAAGAACCTCGGAGCAAATCGCATCTGATTTATATACCAAGCAAGTCGAAGCCATTAAAAACCTGCTATCAAACAAACTCGAAACAGCCGGTAACGTCTCAGAGTTACTAATGGTGATTGTGGGATTGATAGCGGTGGTTGCTATATATGCACGGACAGGCAACGCGGCGGCAGGGACATACCTGACAAGCATCCTACCAAAACTCCAAGCCTTACCGTTGACACGCATACAGGGGTTAGTCCCTGGTGCTGCCGATACCATGAAAACGGTTTTCGATTTGTACTTCAGCAAAATGGACGAACTCAGCGGAACATAAGGAGAAATGAAATGAAAAGACTATTCACAGCGTTTATGCTTGTTTGCTTGGTGTTTGCTTTCGTGCCTGCCGCAGACGCGCAGGTAAAGTTTCGCGGGTTTACGGCGCTGACAGGTGGCGGGACGGGGGCGCTTGATAAGATCCCTGTTGCAGAGCTTGTAAACGGTGACATAGGTTTTGTAGCTACCGACACACTATTCTATGTTTATAAATTTAATAGCGCCGCCACTAACGCCGAGAGCAGCCCTAATTATATCAGGCCAAATGATTACTCTGCATCCGGC